ATAGACGTTAAAAATGGCTCAAGTTTTGTTGATAGGAATTTTAGATATACCGCTGTCGGATTTGGGCGCGGTTCTTAGAATTATGATAATCTTAAGTAAAAATAAGTAGGCAATGGCAACTCACGACTATGTACTGGACAATGCCACAGGCGCGAATTTTCGTTCAGACCTGAACAATGCTTTGGCCGCGATTGTAAGTAATAATTCATCATCTTCTGAACCTTCTACAAAATACGCTTATCAATGGTGGGCGGATACCAATGACGGTGTTTTAAAAATAAGAAATAGTTCAAACGATGGGTGGGTTACTTTATTACAACTTGACGGAACTTTAACTCTTGAAGATGGTTCTGCAAGTGCGCCTGCTTTAGGTTTTAGGGATGATTTAAATACAGGTATTTTTTCAAGTGCGGCTGATACTGTCGATGTTACTTGCGGCGGAACCACAAGAGGAAGTTTTTCCTCCTCTGGCTTGACAGTTACAGGAAATGTTACTGCAACAACTTTTGTCGGTAATGTTGATGCTGTTGACGGAGACTTTGACGGAACTTTAGAAGCTGATGCAATTACTGTTGCGGGTGTTGCCTTGGCAACTGTAATCGCGGGAACTACAGTAACGACAGCCACAAATGCAAATCATATTTCTGTTGCAGATAATGAATCAACAAATGAAAATAATTTAATTCCTTTTATTGAAGATGCTTCAGCAACAGGTAATGTTGGACTTGAATCGGATGGAGATTTTACATATAACCCAAGTACAGGAACAGTAACAGCAACATTATTTGCTGGTACATTATCAACTGCAGCTCAAACTAATATTACTTCTCTAGGAACTCTTACAGGGTTAACTGTTACAGGTGATGCAACCTTTAATGGAGACAACGCAAGCGTAATATTTGATAAATCAGAGGATAGATTTGAGTTTGCTGATAATACAAAAGCAGTTTTTGGTGGTGGTGCAGATTTACAAATTTATCATGATGGCTCATCCTCAATAATTAGTGATTCTGGAACCGGCCCGTTAGATATTCAAACTAATAATAGTAATATCAATATTAAGGGTGGTAGTAGTGCAAGCGATACAATGGCAATATTTAAAAGTACTGAGGGTGTAGAGCTATATTTTAATAATTCGAAGAAGGCGGAAACGGTAACCGGCGGATTTACAGTTACAGGAACTTGTACTGCAACAGCTTTTGCGGGTGATGGTTCGGCTTTAACTGGTATTTCTACAGGATCAGGAGCGCAAGGCGGCGGTTCTGATGAAATATTTTATTTAAGTGATAAAAATGCAACAACAAATTATACAATTACTGGTCATAATGCGATGGCCGCCGGTCCTTTAACGATAAATAGCGGAGTTACAATAACTGTTGACTCTGGTTGCGCCCTTGCTATCGTTTAGTAAACTTAAATTATGAGTATATTAAAAGTTAACAGTATTATTCCAACAGCGGGTGTTGCATCTGGTGGCGGTGGTGGAATAGTACAAGTTGTTCAAAAAGTAAAAACAAGTGCTTATGCTGCCTCTATTGGTAGTACTGAAACAGTGCCTACTGGTATGTTTGCAACAATAACAACCAAGACAGATACAAGTAAAGTTTTAGTATTTGTAAATATGACGCTATTAGTAGAGGGAAGTTATAACGGCTCACAATGGAAACTAAGAAGAAATTCTGGTACTGATGATGTAACTGTAAGTGGTAGTTCTAATATTTTTGTCGGTGATGCTGATGGAAATAGAGATCAGGCAACAATGGCTTTGCAAGGCCCGGTTCAGACTACAGGCGCTTTGAATGGTTTTTCTTGTGGTACACAATTTTTAGATACACCGGGTAATGCTGGTGCTTACACTTACTTTGTAACTTTTAGAGATACAGTTGCAAGTGATAATAATTTCTATTTAAATAGAGGTTATAATGATGATAATAATCAAAACCAAGCAAGAAGTACCTCTTCTATGACTTTAATTGAGGTGTCAGCATGAGTTACGACATGGAAGCTATTTTCAAAGCATACGCTGGTACAGTTAAAGCGATAGATTCTGTTGAAGGTTGTTTTGATGCTAATGGTAACAAAGTAACTATAGATCAAACTAAAGTAGATGCTGCAAGAATTGAATTAGATAAATTAAAGTATCAAACAGATAGAACAATTAATGGTTCTATAACTTATGCACCAACAGGAGAACAACTTGGATTGTTGTATGACGATATTATTGCAGGTAAACTAGATGCAACTGGCAGTTTTGCTGCACACAATAAAGCCGTTAAAGACGCAAATCCAAAACCATGAGTACATTAGTCGTAAATACAATCAAAGGTCAATCAGGTGCATTACCGCCTGCAATACAAAATAGTTCTGGTACTGAAATTGGTCAATTTTGCAGAGCGTTTGTTTTTTTTAATGATGGTGGTACTATTCTTGATAGTGGTAATCAAGCTTTTAATGTAAGCTCTGTAACAGATAATGGTAGTTCTGAATATACCATAAATTTTGCAACAGCTTTTGCTGACCTTGAATATATGCCAGTAGTTCAATGTTCACAAAATGATGATGGTAGATGTGCTATCTCAAACACCTTATATAATTCGACCACACAATGTAAGATGTTTACAAGAAGTGGATTTACCTCTGGCAGATCAGATGCCAATAATAATATGGTCACTATTTGGAGTGTGGTTTAATGTCAACACTTAAAGTCAACAATATACAAACAGCTGGTGGTGGATCTAATTCTACACCAGAACAGATTGAACAAGGTAGGGCAAAAGTTTGGTGTTGTTTCAATGGTTCACTTGGTACTCTTGCTATTTTAGATAGTTTCAATACTTCATCAGTTACCGATAATGGCACTGGCGATTTTACAATAAATTTTTCAACAAGTTTTTCAAATGCCAATTATGCTGTTGGTAGCTCAACCGCAGGTTCAAGTAATGCAGATTCTATTGTTGTTGCTGGTAGAAATGGTGGTACAGCTTCAAGTGATAAGACGGCATCTGCACTTAGGTTTCAGGTAAGATATGCTCCTAGCAACTCACTTCAAGACCCTGACAGAGTTAGTAATATTTGTTTTGGCGATATGTAACGCTTAAGATATACTTAAAGAAAAAACTTATGGCTAATTCTGATTCAAGATTTATTTACACAAATGATGATGGTTCTATTAGCATTGTCTGTCCCGCAGATAACTGTGATTTAACATTAGACCAAATAAAAGCCAAAGATTGCCCTAGCGATAAGACAGTTTATACTGTTAATAAATCTGCAATTCCTACAGATAGGAGTTTCAGAAATGCTTGGACTTACACGGAGTAAAAAATGGGATTTGGCATTGACATGGCAAAAGCCAGAGAAATTCACAAAACAAAAATTAGAGAAGCAAGAGCGCCTAAACTTGCAGAACTTGACATTGAATTTCAAAAGGCATTAGAAACAGGTGCTAGTACAACTGATATTGTTGCTAAAAAACAAGCACTAAGAGATGCCCCTGCTGACTCTGGAATTGCTGCTGCTAGTGACGCTGATGCTTTAAAAGCACAATGGAAAACAGATATATTAGGAACTTCGCCTTATAGCTGATGGACATTTTAAAACAAAGAAAAGAACAACTTCTTAAAGAAAATCAAGAAGCAATACAAGAGTATGAAAAGGCAATACAAGCCGCAAATATGTTTAAGGCAAAAGCATTTTCCTGTCAGGAAAGATTAAAAGAAATTGAAATGTTATTAGTTGAATCAAAAGAAAAAACTAATTAACTTTTTCGCTCATTTGTTTTGTCATAATTCCGAGAGTCAGATATAAAGGCGCCAATGCACATATTCCGCAGAAGGTTATAATTGTGACAGGTACTAATGCACGGGCGAGGGCTGATCTCATGGCAAAAATTTCTCAAATATTATCTATTTTAAGTTTTATTATCAGCGCGTCAATGTTGGGCGGCGCATACTTCGGTTACAAATACGTTACCTCCCCGCAACTAAAAAATCGGGTAATGAATGAAATACTTGCAAACGTGCAACAGATGATCCCAAAAGTGCTTGATAATCAAATACCAAGAACAACAGGCGGTTCGATTCCTTTACCTATGAAATAGTTGGAAATAAAACAAATACAAATACCAAATATTTCAACAATAAATATAAATTCTTATATACCGCCATCAAATGTTTTAAATATACCTTTACCAAAACTTGAAATATTGGGTTGCGTCAAAACGCATCGAGATAGTTCTGTAAAAAATACACAGATAATAGAAGATGACCCAAATGGCGCCTTTTTTAGTTGCCCTAATGGGAAATTACCTTCATATATTCCGATGCAATACACGCCCGAAGCGTTGGTAATTGTTGAAGAAAAGGACAAGTCAAAAGCTGAAACACCAAAACCACCAGAAACAAAACCGCCAGAAATACCAAAAAATGAAAAAAAAGAGATTATCACAATACCCCCCTGCCCTGACCCAAAACAACCGCTGCGCGTTGGCTCGTATGCCAATTCTGAAAAGCTTGAAAAAGTAAAAGCCTTTGAATTAGTGAATGGAGAATGTAACATCATATGGGAGCCAGTTCCATTTCAAGAGCAATATATCCCAGAAGTATCAACAATAATTTCAACTGCCGTGATCGGATTTGTGGCCGCATCCTCGCCCATAATTCTCAACGCTATAAAGCCAATTATTAAAAAATTAATTACTAGAAAAAAGAAACCTGAAAAAGATTCTATAAATTAATTATATTACAATTGTTAAGATTACATGACACAAAAAACTTTTTATTTGACAAAAACACTTTAATCATAATATAATTAAAGTGTACCAAACAAAGGAAACCAAAATGGCTAAAACAAGAACAATTACCGCAACATTCCCAAACGGAGAAACAGTTACAAGAACAACAGCAAGACAATATGTAGCTGTTTTAGATGGTTGGAACGCAAGACGCAGAATTTATACTTGGTGCGGCAGAGAGGATTTACTTCAAAAGCAAATCAGAACTATGGTTGGAGAATATAGGGTTGCAAGAGTAACAAACGACCCTTGGGCTGAATAATCAGCCCCCCTACCTCAATTCGTGAGTATGTGGGATGACTTGATTCGGCTTAGGTTCCAAATAAATATCTGCACATAAATTATAAAATTCTGAATTTTTTGCGATTAATATTCCCTCCTGTTTTAATTTTCCACATTCCTTAATACGCGCTATAGCCCAATCTAATTGTTTGTTTTGCAGTATTTGTTTTTGAATTTTAACTTGAGTTGTTGCGGCATCTGAACATTGATTTTGAAATTTTCTATCAAGTGGAACTGTAAAATTTAAACTAAATCCTGTATTAAGGGCGTAACTGTCTTTATTTGTTCCTGAATAATTTAATTGGTCAAATAATACGACCCCCGGATTGTCAGGTACATCATCATTATTTGCATCTGTCGGGTCATAATATGGCGTTGTATAGTAATGATCGAAAGGTTTGCGATAGTTTGCCCCGAAAGTTATAAAGGGCGAGAATGTAAGCGTTGCCCCCTGACAGACAATATTTCCGCCATATTGATTCGTTGTCATATTGCCCGTTAACGATTGGATAGCCATATTCGTGACACTTCCGTTGTTTGATTGACTTACAGCGTTTGCAAACGCTTCTAAAGGTGTTAAGGCTATTGAGAGAACACAGATTGCGATGTGACTACCGATTCTGAAGTAATTGATCTTGTTATTGTTGTGATATTGGACACCCCTCCCGGCCCTCGATAAGATTCCGAAAATTGAAAGGCCGCGCCGCTTGTCGGGTTTGTTAATGTAAATACTGGCTTGTTGTCTGTCGATAAATTTAACCCCGTATAAGTGTAAGTTTGGCCGTTAACTGTTGCTGAAACATCTGTCGTATTTGGAGCAACCCCGCCATCTGTTGAAATACCTGTTCCAGTAACCGAATATTCATAAGAATTGCCGAAATAATCTGTTGACGTAATCGTTTCTTGAATTTGAGTAGTCGTATTTGTCGTAGATGACATGGTTCCGGTTGTAAAGGCCGGCGTAACGGGCTGCGCATAACTAGGTATTGCATAAAATAAAAATATTAATAATAGTTTGCGCATTTTTCATTAATCAACAGAAAGCGTTGTCACATATTGACCTGTTATCGAAGAACCCGGATCGCCGC